CATCCTCTGGGTTATCTTCGTTACCTCTTGCTCGAAAGATTTGTTCAATAATTACTGCAACAATTGTACCTATCACTAGAGGATAGAATACAAAGTTTGCAAAAGACATGATGCCAATTAGGAATGCCATAATTCTTCTAGTGAAAAGAGACTGTAAAGTGCAAGGTTATTATACTCCATGAGTTCGTCTGCTTCTGTGTCCTCTTGACGATTAACAATAGCAACTACTCGGTCAACTATATATCCAGCGTCCCTTAATTTTTGTGCTGCCTTGATTGCCGAACCTCCTGTCGTAACTACATCCTCAAGCACAACAACCTTGCTACCCACTGGAGGTAGTGGTCCTTCTATCCATGCTTGAGTGCCATGACCTTTTGCTTCTTTCCTGACAATCAATCCATCGACTGTGCGTTCATCCATTGCTGCTGCCATAGCAACACCACTTACTAATGGGTCAGCACCAAGAGTCAGTCCTCCTACTGCTGCTACATCATCTTCAAGAAACTCTAGCATCATACAACTGACATAAAATAACCCTCTACAGTGGAGGGTGACAGGTTTGCAGTTAACATAATGCTCACTGGTTTTGCCAGAGGAAAGTTTAAATTCACCCTTGCGGTATGCTCTTTCCTTCAGCAACTTTAATAATTCTTCTCTCATTGTTGGTCGGTTATACCGTATTTTGATAGGTCATACTTTGCCATCCTTAATGGCTCATGTTTAACTACAGGTGGTTTACCTATTATATCCTCAAGGTCACCTACTATCTTCTTCTTAGAGATATGGTATGGTGTTGGTGCATTTTGTAAGCACACTTGTAAACACAGTAGTTGTTCGTCATCGAATGTGAATGTATGTTTCATACTAAAGCAGGAACATCTCCATCATCGTCATCATCATCCTCCAACTCTGATATCCTATCCTTTAATGAGGAAGAGAGGTAAGCATCAGACTCCTTAACTCTCTTTTGAAACTCCTCATCAGGTGTAAAATTTACTACGAGTAACTCATCCCCTTGCTTAACATCTTCCATCTCAGGATGAGGTCTTCGTGTTATATATCTTTTCTTTTCTTCTACTCTATAACTTCCGTTCATTTCGGATGCTGCTTGCCATCCTTGAGCCATAAGTCTGAAGGCAAAGACAAGCAATATCACAGATGTTAGTAGGAAGATACTAGCCACCATCGATTGCACACCCTACCATGGAACCACCGACTGCACCTAGTGGGATTGCCCACCATCTATCTTTACCTCTTGATCCAAATCCAGCAAGTCCACCACCTAGTAGAGCACCAGCAACTGTTCCATCGGAGCAGTCATTAGTATCTACATCTTCATAGACAGTAACGTGCCTACGATAGGTGCGTGATCCTACATCAGGATGTGGGTCACTTGGTAGTGGTTGTGGGATAGGTGTGGTCTCACATGGTACTTCAACAGTATCCTTGTAAGACTTAACATATCCTGGATTGTTTTCTGTGCCTGGTATATACTCCTCACGATACTCACTCTTGAAACAAGTCCTCTGATGAGAGTAACCTGCTTGAGAGTCAGTGTGTTGTGCCATTTTCCAATCCATATAACTGGTGGCACGACGATTCAAATTACCGTAGTCCCTATAGGCACGATAGTTACTCAGGTCTCCTGCAATAGCAGGAGCCCCGATGAATGGTAATAGTAATAAAGGTAGTACTTTCATTAGTCTTCCTCTGCTAAGGATTGAAAGTAAGATAGTGAATTTTCTTCTGCAACTGGAGCAGCAGCGACTGCTTTCTCCCTAAACTCGGAGACCTCTTGTCCCCATCCTTCTGGTTTAGCAACAACTTCTTCCTGACTTTCATCAACTGCTACAGGAGCAGGACGAGTGCCAAGCACAAGGTTTAACCTTGCTTGTAGTTGCTCATAAGTCTTGAAGTTTTTAGCAGCTTCAAACTCACTGAGTGAGTAAGACTTCTTCCAGATATCCTCTAACGTCTGGTCATCAAATCCACCTAGAGTTGCAGGTGATGCAAACTCTGACTTATCATAGTTCCAATATCCATCGACCTTTCTAATCTTTAACTTAAAGTCTGCACCTTCCCATAGATTGAATGGGTCTAGTGGAGTCTCGTCTGCGAATGCAGGTTGCATTGCTTCAACAAGTTTGTCAAAAATCTTCTTGCCATACTTGTAAAGGAATACCTTTCCTTCATTCTCTGGATGCACAGGGTCACTCACAACATAGATGTTTGAGTAGTAAGATAACTTACGTTTCTGTGTCCTTGCTGTTGCTTTGTCAGCATCACGACCACTGTTCCACAACTCACGATTGAGTTCACTTACAGGGTCATCTTTTCCTAGTGTTGTCAGTGAATTCTCGATGTACCACTGACCGCCTGGTCCCTTAAAAGAATGAGACCAAATCTTTGCCCAAGGCATATCCTCACCGTCTGGTGATGGAAGGAATCTGATTACTGCGTAACCATTACCTGCCTTGTCCAACTCAGGTTTCCATAGACGCTCGTCGGCACCTACTTGCTGAGGTTGATTGATTTTCTCAATCTCTCGTGTTAACTTCTCGAAAGTATTCCCTGCTTGGGATGCTTTCTTCAAAGATGCGAAAGACATAATTGGATTCTCCGTATTGAGTGTATTGTTGCTACTGTTTAATCGTAGCATACTATTTATATGGTGTCAACCATCAAGACCCTCACGATGTGCAGCATTATCTAGTGTCACAATCATGGCATCCATACAGTCTGGTAGACTCTTGTAACCAAAGGCATTCACCATCATATTAATTCTGTTTTTCATGTCAGCAGCCTCTGGATCTTCTGTTGATGCCAGTGCTAACCGATGATAAAATATTTTCTGTCTGTCTATAAGAGCCTTACACTCTTCTATATGCTCTTGCTTTTCTTCAGCATCCATAGTAGGAAGTGCTGAAGATTTACTAGCAATATCTTGGTACGTTTGAAAAATCGTATGCAGATCCTCTTGAACCTGCTGCGATTTAAAGAATGTGCTCTTCATTTTAGATAGGTAATACCCCTTTCGTTGTTTTCTTTATGAAATTCTTTTGGGAAGCTTCATGTCTTAGTCTTTCCTTTAAGGGTTTGGATAAGAGTTTAGGCACGGATTCCATTTCAATTTCATTCTCTTGACAGAAAGTAATTACCGCTTCAATGTAACCAATTAAACCATTGGAAGTTTTAACCAACCTCTCTATCTCTACCGAGAATTTAGAGGGGGTCATGAATTTATCTTCTGGATTTGGTTCTTGTTTAGGCATTACTTCTCCCAACAAATTCTTTGATATAGGATTTAAGTAATTGTAGATAGTCATCAAGATTGTACTTCTCAAACACTTGAACAGACCCATCTTCAACCGTGATAAGTGTGACAATTTTCTTTACCTCAATGCCAGTAAGTTCTAAAAACATAGCAGCGTAGGCTGTCTCTTGCACATAGTAGTGCTCGATGTAATCCTCCTGCTTTATCTTTGTTGAGGTTTTAAAATCGATAACTGCTAACTCACCATCAAACTCAGCAATACAGTCTACTCGACCAGCGAGACCAAGATAATGTGAATATAAAAAGGTCTCCAGACAATTGATGTTGTTTATACGATTAAGAGTAGGTTTAGCGGACTGAAACATTCTAACAGATAATGGATTGTTTGCCAAGTAACTGTCGAGATCTAGTTTACCTGTTAGATAGTCCTCTGTGATACTGTGGAATGCAGTACCTCGTTGTGTTGCTCTAGCAGTGATTCGATTAGCCTCTTCCTCACCTATTTGCTTTCTCCAACCTGCGAAGAATGCTGCGTTCTTAAACGATGTGATTGAGGTAACACTCGGATAGTATTTATCAGCACCTGGTATAGGATAAAACCTTATCCCATTCTCATTAACTGGTTCAACATCCACAGGTTTAAGTGGAACATCAATGAAATTAAAACTCATTTAAAACCCTGCATTATATTTTGCAATTAGGTAAGACTTCACGAGACCTGATCTCACGATGTCATCAATACCGAATTCAATACAAGAAAAGTCTTGCATTGACTGGAGAATGGTAATGAAATCTGAGATACCAGACTTCTCATTCTCTCTAGTAAGGTCTGTCTGGGTGACATCACCACAAAACATTATCTTACTGTCTTCACCTATCCTAGTTACAATAGAATCTAACTCATGAAAATTCAAGTTGCTAAACTCATCCACTATAACAACAGCATTGTCTAGTGTTGTGCCTCTGATAAATGATGTAGACCAAAAGTCAATTGTTTCTTGTGCCCTAAGATTATCGTAGAGCATTTCAAAAGAATTGTCATCTGGCATACTAAACATATATCTTACCATATTTTTGTATGGAATTTGATATAAGTATGACTTATCTTCATGATCTCCTGGAAGGAAACCAATCTCTCTAGTAGGTACTAGAGACCTTACAATGTATATTTTATCATAAGGTGAGGAATCGTCAAGGACTTCTTTTAAAGCAAGGTATAACATGATGAATGTTTTACCTGTCCCTGCTGCACCATGCAATAAAAGATTCTTGCCTTCTTCATATGCTTTGAAGGCTTCCTTCTGATTATCCGTAAGAGGTTTGATCTCAGTCATGTATGACTTATCAATTGGTTTCTTACGCTTCATCATCTTCTTAGACATTGGTTGAAGTGGTGCTCCATTACCATTACCGTTGGATTTCTTTCTCGCTCTTGGCATAGTTAAGTAAACCTTGATAGGTTGGCACGTGGATGTGCTGATTGTACTTTGCTCATGACTTCTTTAAATCCATCATCAGCTTTAGGTTTTCCATATGTTACACCTCCTACACCAGCAGCCCAGTCCTTATCCCATTCAGGGTTGTCCTTTTTCCACTGGTCGTAGTCAGTCATGGACATGGAGAGTTCTTTTTTCTCCCCTGTGCTCTTATTTATTACAGGATATGTAGGCATACTAAAACTCCAATGCGGTTGCGGTAGCAGGGAATTGCTGCTTGAATACATCTCTACATGCTTCAGCAATCTCCATGTGCTCAGACTGTGTGCCATGAGCAGACCTAAGATTTATATAATGAATCCAACTACGGACACTACCAGTCATGTATATCTTAGTGGGAGTAGAGAGTGGTAAGACAAATCTAGCACATTCCTTAGCAATACCTGCATGAAGCATACTCTTATAGAGATCAATACTCTGATTAAAGTGCTGTCTTATCTCCTTCTTAAATCTTTCTTGCACAGCAGGGTCTACATCATCAATACTATTCTGTCTGTTTTTATCATCTTGACTACGCAACTCAGGTATAGGTATGTCCTCTCTAATGTACGAGACATCCTGATACCGTTGCGAAAATTCTTGGAAAGTAAATGACCTGTGTCTAAGTATCTGTGCAGCAATTGCTCTGGTTGTTTCTATCTCCAGAGTCATATGTGCTTGCTCAAATATAGACCAGTGCCCATGCTTAATACAATACTTTAATAGCCCCTCTACCTTGGGGTTGTCCTGATTATTAGGGTTAGATACCCTAGCAATATAACCAATGGTCTTCTCTGCATCAGGAGTAACAGAGACTAAACTAACTTTACTCATACTTAATAATAATGCGAGACATGATTAGCAGTCCTAGGGACTGGAGAAATGTGATGGGTGGTAAACCAAACAAAGTTGGCATCAACCAATTCCATAGTAGTTTAATTACAAAGGGATAAATTGTCAAGTTTGCTAGGAATCTAAGAAACTGTGATGCAGCCTCCATCTCCTCCTTGTCTTGCTTCTCCTTCTTTCTATCAACTATTATTTTTTTGGCTTTTTCGGCGGCTTCGGTGTTGAATCGTTCCATAGGT